GGTGAGCAAATGCTGAAGATGTATGCTAAGTTTATTGCTGATTTCTTTGGGAAAAAGAAGCAATTAAACAAGTTAAAAGAAGAGCTGAATGAGTTGATATTAGAATGTGATAGGATGCTAGACACGAATACAGATAAGCTAGATTATAGCTTTTTAGAAGAAGTAGCAGACGTTTCTAATATGATAGAGCAATTGAAGTATTTATACAATGACAGAGAGCTGGATGAGAGAGTTCTACAGATTAGAAAAGAGAAGAATGAGAGAACTTTAGAGAGAATAGAAGAGTTAGAGGGTGATAGTTATTAGATTCGTAATAGATGGAGAGCCAAGAGGAAAAGGGAGACCACGTTTTACTAAGAGTGGCCACGCATTTACTGATCAGAAAACAAGGGACTATGAAAAGTTGATTGGATATTGCTATAAAGCTCAAGGTGGTAGGATGCTTGAAGGAGATATAGATATTTCAATAAAAGCATTTTACAAGATAGCAAAAAATGACAATAAGAATATAAAAGCTGCTAAGAGAGCTGGAGAGATAAAGCCAACTAAAAAGCCAGATATAGACAATGTGATAAAGGCTATATTAGATGGATTGAATGAGGTAGCATACAAGGATGATGCACAGGTGGTTAATGTGAATGCAAGTAAATACTATTCAGATGAGCCTAGAGTGGAGGTGATAGTATCGAGAATTTAAAAGTGATAGCATTGTTAACGATTATAATGCTTGTAACTAAGATTATATTAAATAGATAGAGAGGATGATTGGATGGCGACATTGATAACTAGATTAAAAGACAAAGATTGTATAAAGGTGACAGAGGAAATATTAAAAGAGTATAAATATATTAAGCTAGGATTGAAAACTCTAAGAGAGCAGCTTGAGTTGATAGATGAAGATATTATAAGTTTGCCAGCAGTAGGATGTTCTGAAAGAGTTCAGATGTCGCTGTCTGGAAGTCCTACTGAAGATAGTGCTTTAGAAATAATAGAGCAAAAGAAAATGATAGAGAAGAAAATAGAAGAGAATGAGGCTTTAATAAAAGCAGTTGATAGAGGATTGAATAATTTAGATTTAATTCATAGACAAGTAATAGAGTATACCATGATAGATAAGCAGAGTTGGGTTTATATCTGCGATAAACTAAAATATAGTGAAACTCAATTGAGAGAGAAAAAGAAAGAAGCAATTAAATCATTATCTTATGCATTGTTTGGATATGATATATCAGATGAGGATGATTTATTAAAAAGAATATAACCTTTAATTATAATATCAGTTATGATAAAAGAAACCGTGGTTTTTCCGCAGATTTATAAAAATAAACGTGGTATTATAATAATATAAAAACTTAATAAATCGCTATACAGTTAAAGGGATTTTATTTGTATAGTAAAATGTGTAACCATATTGAGAGGCAACTGTAAAAGGTTGTCTCTTTTTTATGTGCCCAGAAAGGAGTGATATATATGGGCTAACAATCAAACAAAAGAAGTTTGCCGACGAGTATATCATTTCTGGTAATGCTACTGAGGCATATAAAAAAGCATATACGAACGTAAAAAAAGATGAAACTGCTAGTGTAAATGCTAGTAGGATGCTAAGAAATGCTAAGGTTAAAAATTACATAGATGAACGAATGAAAGAAATAGATAAAAGCAAAATAGCAGACCAACAAGAAGTAATGGAGTTTTTAACTACAACAATGAGAGATGATGAAAATGCAACTAAAGATAGATTAAAAGCAGCAGAGCTCATAGGTAAAAGACATATGATGTGGGCAGAAAAAAGAATGATTGAAGCTGAGGTAAATGAAAATATAAATCCATTCAAGGACCTTACAACAGAAGAATTAAGAAAGTTGATAGATGATGACTAGAGAAGAATGGATTAAAATTGGTGCTAAGCTAGAACTTGCAAGGAGGGATTTTTTCACCTTCTGTAATCTTCTTTATCCAAAATTCTTTAAAAAAGATAGACAGTATCTGCGTGATCTATGCGATACTATGCAAGAATTTTATGAAGATGCTACAAGAATGCTTGTTATCAATCTTCCTCCACGTTTTGGAAAATCATTTGCTGCAACTTTATTTGTATGTTGGATGCTAGGAATTAATAAAAATGAAAAGATAATGACGGGGTCTTATAACCAAACACTTTCAGGAACATTTGCAGAGAATGTAAGAAACATAATAATGCAAGAGAAAGTGGATGATAATATAGTTTACAGTGATATATTTCCAGACACAAAAATTAAATATGGTGATGCTGCTAAAACTATGTGGAGCTTAGATGGATGTTCCCAAAAGAGTTATCTAAGTACTTCTCCAAGTGGTTCTGCTACTGGTTTCGGTGCAACATTTGAGATACTAGATGACTTAATCAAATCAGCTGAGGAAGCTTACAACGATACGATAAAGGATAACCATTTTGAATGGTTTAAAAATACTATGCTATCAAGACAAGAGGGCAAACGTAAGATACTAATCATAATGACAAGATGGGCAACTAATGACTTAGCTGGAAGATGCTTAGAAGAGTTTAAAGATATATTCACTATAAAGCATATCAACATGAAGGTTGAAGATAATGGAAAAATGCTATGTGATGATGTTTTAGACAGAGAGAGCTGGGAAGTTCTTAAAAAGACTTTAAATCCAGATATATTATCAGCAAACTATCTTCAGGAAGCTATAGATATAAAAGGTCGATTATATACTAGATTTAATCTATATGATGTTATACCAGATACCGCTAAGCTTATTAGAACAGTATGTGATACTGCTGATACTGGTAAAGACTACTTATGTTCAATTACATTTGCTGAGGATAGAAAGAATGATAGTTATTATTTAGTTGATGTAATACACACTCAAGAGCCACCAGAAATTACTGAAGGACAAGTGGCCAAACAATTATATGATTATGATTCAGCAATGATAGACATAGAAAGTAATAACGGTGGTAGACAGATAGGACGTAACATTGTAAGGATATTAAAAGAAAAATATGATACAAATATTAAACTAAAATCATTTACTCAGAACAAAAATAAAGAGTCTAGGATTCTAGCGAACTCAACTGAGGTAATGAATAAAATATATTATCCAAGAGATTGGAGAGATAGATGGCCAAGCTATTATAAAGAGATGAATACTTATAATGCTAAAGGTAAAAATGAACATGATGATGCAGTAGATGCAACTACAATGATAATTGAAAGATGTAAAAAAGGAATGTCAGTATTAAAACCAAAGGGAGGTGAATAGATGGATAAGTATGATATAAAGATTATAAATGCTAGATTAGCTGAGAATGAAGAGAAAATGGTTGGTGATAGATATTATCGAAATGAAACGGATATATTGTCTACTGGAGCAAAGCCAAAAGGAAATCAAGTAACAAGATTAGCCGACAACAGACTGAGCTCTAATATATATCAAGCTCTAGTACAAGAGAAGATATCTTATTTATTCTCTTATCCAATATTAGTTGATATTGATGGCAACAAGGAACTAAATGAAAAGCTATCTGATGTATTAGATAATAATAAGTTTGATACTAAGATTGGAGAGTTAGGAACAACTTCATCTAACTTTGGTAAATCGTGGGTCCATTATTGGATAGATGGAGAAGGTAATTTCAAGTTTGCTGAAGTGCCAGCAAAACAAATAGTAGATATTTATTCAGAGGATCTAGAAAGAAAGCTGATAAAAACATACAGAGTATATACTATAACTAATCCAGAAGATAGAACAAAAACAAATACAGTTGTAGAGGAATGGACTGATACAGAGTTTATACGATACACATACGAAAAAGGAATCAAAGAAGAGGCAGATAAAACTGAGAAGTTTACTCATACTCTTGCAAGGGTTCCTTTTATTAGTTTTTGTAATAATGATATAGCTCAGTCGGATTTGGCAAAAGCTAAGAGTTTGATTGATGCATACGATAAAATCAATTCTGGTTTCGTTAATGACCTAGAAGATATTCAGCAAGCTATTATGCTACTTCGTGGATATGGTGGAGAAGACCTAGAAGACTTCATGAACGATTTGAAAAGCTATAAGGTAATAAGCCTTGATGAGGATGGAGATGCTAGTAATATGAGCATTGAGATTCCAGTAGAGGCTAGAAAGACAATGCTAGAGCTTTTAAAGAAACAGATTATAGAAGTATCGCAAGGATTAGCACAAGACAGTAAACTATATGCATCAGCATCTGGGACTGCTTTAAAATTCTATTACAGAAGTTTAGAGTTAAAAGCTGCAACAATGGAACTACAGTTCAGAGTAGGACTTACTGATTTGGTAAAAGCAATACTTGATTATTATCATATTCAGTACAATAAGATTAATTTTACATTCACAAGGAATATGATAAACAATGATAGTGAGCTTGCAACAATGTGCTTACAGTCTGAGGGTACTTTGAGTAAGTCAACTATACTTGCAAATCATCCACTTGTTGATGATGTAGAGGACGAGATTGAGAAACTGAAAAAAGAACAAGAAGAGAATGCATCTTTATTTAACTCATATTCTTCATTTGGGAATACTGATCCAGATGGTGATGTAAATGACGAATAAGAATAAAGAGTATTGGATGGAAAGGCTCTCAAGGGAATTTGAGAAAGCTGAGATAGATGAGGATAAGGTTATTAGAAAGTTGCAGAGAATGGAGCAAAGTGTATTTAAGGATATTGAAAAGGATATATTTGCTCTATTTGGAAGATATGCAACAGAGAATAATCTGACCTATGAGGAAGCTATAAGGCTTTTGACTAGTGATGAGTATAGAGATTTCAAAATGGATGTAGGCTCATATATTAAAACAATAAATAATGAGAGTGTGGATGAGAAGGCTAGAGAGAAACTAGAGCTTGAATATAACACTCTTGCAATGAAGACAAGGATATCAAGGCTAGAGGAATTGACTTATAGAGTTAACAAAAATCTTGATACTTTATTCTTCGTAACACATAGAGCGGTAAAGGAGCTGCTAGAAAAATCAGTAACAAAATCATACAACAGTGCTCACACTTTAAAGAGAGATCCTTCACTTAGAGATAAGAAGTTATACAAGATATTGGAGCAACCCTGGAGTGGTGCAAACTATTCAGCTAATATTTGGAACAATAGAGATAAGTTAGCAGGAATTGCACAGAATGAAATCACAAAGGGGATTTATCAAGGTAAAAGTGCTAAGAAGATATCTAAGAATATATCTGAGAGATTGGATGCATCTATGAAGGATATTGAGAGAGTTGTAAGGACTGAGTCAAAGCACGCAAGGAATGAAGCATCTGCTCAAGCATATATTGATATGGGTTATGAATGGTATATGTTTTCAAGTCATACAGAAGGTAAGAGCTCTAATAGGACTTGTGAGAGATGTAGGAAGATTAATGAAGAGAAGTACAGATTTGATAAGAGGGTAGTTGGTGAGAATTTTCCACCGCTTCATCCTAATTGTAGGTGTACTATTATTCCTGTTATAAACGAAGATAAGAAATTAAAAAGAACAAAAGAAGAAAGAAAAATATATGAAGAAACAAAAGATAGAACAACTGTTGATTTAAAAAAAATTAATTCTAAAAAGTACAGAGATAAATTAGATTCTTTGGGAGAAGATAAAAGAGTAACTAAAATGATTTATGAAAGTATAAAGGAAATTCTTAAAAGTAAGGATAAAACAGAATTTGAAGGTTCTTCTTTTGTATTTACAGATACTAAAAAATCTATAGTTACTACTGTTTCAGTAAAACCACGTGAAGCAAAACCAACTAAA